CACCGCTCAGGTCGGCACCGCGCAGGTCGGCACCGCTCAGGTAGGCACCGCTCAGGTCGGCACCGCTCAGGTCGGCACCGCGCAGGTCGGCACCGCTCAGGTAGGCACCGCTCAGGTAGGCACCGCTCAGGTCGGCACCGCTCAGGTTGGCACCGCGCAGGTTGGCATCGCTCAGGTTGGCACCGCGCAGGTTGGCACCGCTGTTAACAGCCGCTTGCACACACAGCTTTAGCGAACCACATTCGAGCGAGAACAGGGCTGCGGCGGAAATTCTGTGCTTGATTTCTATTTTCATGTTTCCCTCATGATTTGTGCTACGGTTAAATTGTGATACTATGATAACGGAATGTCAACAACTGATGAGGCTGGCATATGAACGTTAAAAAGTTACGCGAATCGCTGGGCATGACGCAGACGGATTTTTGGAAACGGGTGAAGATTACGCAATCGGGCGGCAGTCGGTATGAGCGGCAGCGGCGCGGGTTGCCTGAAACCGTCGATCTATTGCTCGTGATCGCATACGGAACGCCATTGCAATCTGCTGAACAGGTTCGAAAACTGCGCTGGAAATGAGAGCCAGGCGCGTCGATGCCAACTTGACCGCGATCGTATCGGCCTATCGCGCCCTCGGCTGCACGGTCTGGATATGCAACAGCAACGTCGATTGCATCGTAGGCTATTCCGGCATTAGCGAGCTTGTGGAAGTGAAGGACGGCAGCAAGCCGCCATCGGCTCGCGTGCTGACTCCGGCGCAGGTCGCTTTCCGTCGCGTGTGGACGGGCGGTATACGGCTCGTCAAGTCGCTGGATGAAGTAGCTGCTCATGTGGCCGACATCAGGCGAAAACATAAAATTCTGAGCGATAGACAAGACGTGCTCTAGACCTTCCTCTAGGGCATTGCCTTTGCAGCATGATTCGTCTTACGGGTGCAGTTTCGGTTGCCAGCCGCTTCATCGAGCTTACCCGTTCGTGCCGGTTCCTCATGCGAGACCGGCTGCGCCGTCTTGTCAGTGAGCGCAACTGCTTTTCTTCCACGCCGGGACAGTCAGCCCGCTTAATCCGCTTGGAGTGCGGATCGGAAATGAAAAAACCCTCAAGGTTCCAGTCTGCTTGATGGGCAGAGAACCGTTCATAGCGGAGACAAGCCGACAAGACGAGGGCGCTACAAACAGTCTTTTCAGGAACCTTGAAGGTTCTCACCGGCTTATCTCACGCTCGGGCATCACTCCGAACGCATCCAGTTTAAGATCCTTCAATTTCGCGGTCAAGTGCGGCGGATCGAAAGTGCGCCGCTTGACGATAAAATCCGTCGCCCGATGGCAACTGGTGCAAACGCCATCAAATGGAACCCGCTTGGCCGTATAGCCTATCCAGCAGGCCGTACAGAACCAATACGGGCGGGTAATCACAGCGGCAGACTGCCCTGCGCCACGTATTTGTAAAGCCCGACGCGCTTACCCTCTGGCGTTTTGATCTTGTCGCACACGATAGGCTCGCCACGGTCGCGGAGACTTGCAGCGCGCGAATGGAGGGCGAGTGTTCCGAACAGATCATAGGCTTGCAGGGGCGTGAGCGTATTGCCCCGTTTGAGCCATTCCAAAATGCGATCCTCTTGGCTAATTTTCACGTTTTAACCCCTTTCTTCGCTTTGCGTTCCATTTTGGCAACCTCGCGGCGGACACACTCCACGAATTCCGCCCCGTAATCGCGCTCCCACTCCGCATAGCATTTCGCGCTGTAAATCGGATTGTCGGCATAGCGATAGGCCCATGCTGCGGCTTCCTCCATTGTCGGCGCCCTCACATCCATATCGGCCACAAAACCATCGCAGCGAACAGCATGCCTAGCGCCCAATAGACTGCCCAGGCGAGCCAGGTATCGGCGGGCTGGCGGTAGGGCTTGGGGGCGTGGTCGGTCATGATTGCACCCGCGCGATAGAGGATTCGCGCAACTCCCACATGACCGGCTCGAGCGCGTCATCGTCGAGTTCAATCAGATACGTGCCTCGAGCCTTAATAAACCGCTTAACGGTAGCGGTCTGTCCGGTTACCCATTGGCGATACTCTGGAAATTGAGTTCCGATGACTCGCACCTTGTTTCCTTTTTCGAATGTCATGATTTTGAACCATTCAGATAAGCGACTCGATCCGCGGCTTTCTCACGGTCAGAATAATCGCTATCAGGATGCCACTTGCCGTTAGGATCATAAAATCCTACGGTATACAGTCCCGGCTCGCTCAAAATGTAAACCCAAGTTTGCGCGCTCATTTCATCCACCTCCAAATAGTTAAGAAATCAGGCCGCGGGATTGCGGGCGGTTATTTGCGGTTCAAGCTTTGCAGGTAATCGAGAATCGGCACGGCTTCGTATTTTTCCTTGTTCAGCGCGTCAACCTTACGAGCATCGAACGTTTCGAACAACACACGCCCCGTCGTCTTTTCGCGGATGACCCATGACGCCGTTTTCATTTTGATCTGCTCCCGTTGGTTGATAACGACTATTGCTCTTGCTTGAATTCGTCGGCATGAATAGCCATTTGTTCGCGTGCCTGATCCAGCGGCAGGAAGTCCGTCAACGGCTTGATTGTCGAAACTCCCTTGGCGTCGAATTCCACACGCTGAACCTGAAACAGTCCGCGCTTAACTGCCATTGCGATGTGCGTCCGCTGTTTGAAATGTTTCATGGTCGTTTCCCTTTCGTTGATGACAATGGATATAGAAGCTAATTGCGTGCCAGCTATGATAGCGGCATAACGGAGGGAGTTAAGGCGAGGTCATACGATTGAAGTGACGCAGAACGTCACAGATTGACGCAAATTGCGGCACGGCATAGGATGCAGGCTCGGGAGTGAGAGACGGTGCGGAGGCCCAAGCGGGCAACCGAACGGAGGCCAGCCCGACGCGCTCGAAGTCCCATTGCCGGCGCGAGGCTGCCGATAGTCCACGGCACCGAAAACACGGCTCTACTTACTGACGGGCGCGAGCCTGGCATCCCGGCAGATGATCGCTGCCGCCGTGATAGAGATAGGACCGCTGTAGACCAGCAAAGCAAACGGCCCACACAGTCGCCCATGTGAGCCGCAAAGCTTCATACCGGATGCCAAAATTCCCTCGCAGGAATCATCATCTAGTAGGGCGGGGCTGTGTGTCAAGTACAATGTACCTTATACGCGCGCGTGAGGAAGCTTGAATGTTAATGCTCACTTCGCCCTTTCTGCCCTTCGGCTCTAACCCAGAGACCGCGCCAGCGTCGCACGGTGCTGCCAAGTTGCGGTGCTAGAGTTATCCACAGGAGGAACATGGGTTGGCTGCTCGACATTGCGTACAGAATAGGCAATAAGTCTGTAAGTCAATGATTCTATTCAATTGTTACATATTACATAATACATGTTATACGAAGTGACGCGAGTAGGGTTATTCGGTGTGAGCGATCACTAACTCTGGGACCACCCGGCCCCCACCGACGGGGGTCCGCAGAATTTGCTCACCCCCCTCCCGAAATTTCTATCCCTCCTCCCTTTTTATTGATAGTATCGCAGCATGTTGACCGAATCAGAAAAATTAGATAGGAAGCGGGAGCATTACCGTCGGTGGTATCTCAAAAACGGGAAAACCGAAGTTCAGAAAGAGCGTGTCAGGAACTACCAGAGGGGTCGCAGAAAAGATCCCGCAGTAAAACTCATGGCAAAGGCGTCTGCCCGGAGATACAGGGAAAAGCATCGGCTTCGTCGTCTCGTGTATCAGGCTCAGAAACGCGCAATAGATCGAGGAGTTGAATTCGACCTCGATTATCTTTTTGAGATAGGAGGACTTCGTCCCGATGCTTGCGAATGTTGTTCTATTCCGTTTGACTATTCGATGCAGGACAACAAGGGAAGGCCGAAACCAAACACGCCGTCACTCGATCGCATAAATCCTGCGCTCGGATACGTTCGGGGTAACATTGGGATAATTTGCTGGCGCTGCAACGCGATCAAGCGGGACTCTCTTATTTCGGAAATAGAAGCCATAGCCGCCTACATGAAAAGGTACTCGGTTTGAATGCCTCTGAATTGACTGACTTTGAAAATGAAATAGCCGAACTTTTCAACTCAGGAAAAATACGCGCACCAATTCATCTGGAAAGCGGGAACGAGTTTCAACTCATCGAGGTTTTTAAAAAAATCAGTAATGAAGATTGGGTTTGTTGCTCATGGAGAAGTCACCTGAAATGCCTGTTGAAGGGAGTGCCGCCGGAAATATTGCGGTCGCGGATACTGGCCGGCGGGTCGATTGCGCTGTGTTTTCCGTCGCACAGGATCGTTTCCTCGGCGATAGTCGGCGGTATTTTGCCCATTGCGGTGGGGCTGGCGATGGGGATGAAGCGGCGCGGGGAGGCGGCGCGGGTGCATTGCTTCGTGGGCGACATGACGGCCAAGACGGGGATGTTCGATGAGTGCATGCGCTACGCCTCGGGGCATATGCTCAACATCCGGTGGGTGGTCGAGGACAACGGGTTGTCGGTCTGCACGCCGACCAGGGATGCGTGGGGCGAGACGCTGCCGGGCATGAGCGACACGCCGCACGAACTGGTGTCCTACCACTACGAATCGAGGTATCCGCATGCCGGATCAGGCACCCGCATCAATTTCTGAGTCGACGCATTTTGCCGAATTGACCCGCGCGATGACGATGCTGGGGGTGGACCGCGACACGCTCTTTGTCGGCCAGGCGGTGCGCTATCCGGGCACCGCGATGTACGGCACGCTCGAAGGCGTGCCGCTCGAAAAACGGATTGAGTTGCCGGTCGCCGAAGAGATGCAGATGGGGCAGTCGATCGGGCTTGCGATGATGGGCTACACGGTGGTCTCGATCTATCCCCGGTTTAATTTCCTGCTCTGTGCGGTCAATCAACTGGTGAACCATCTCGACAAGATTTGCGCCATGTCGGGCGGCGGTTATCGGCCGCGCGTGATCGTGCGAACGGCGGTCGGCAGTGTCGTGCCGCTCGACCCCCAGCATCAGCACCGCGGCGACTTTACCCACGCGATGCGCGCGATGCTCTCCTCGGTGGTCGTGCAGGAGTTGACCCACGCCTGCGACATCGTGCCGGCCTACCGCCGCGCGTTGACGCGCCCCGATGCGCGCTCGACGTTGCTCATCGAATACGCCGACAGCTACGGGTCGACATGAAATTGTCCGACCTGAAACCGCGCAATGTGACGCTCTGCGGGCTGCGCGAATTTACGAAACTGCCGCAAAATACCGTCAACAAGCGCGCAGAAAACATGCGCATGCTGTGGAAAGACCCCGAGTTCCGCGAGACGACACTGGCGGCGATCCGCGAATCGAACGCGACGCGTCGAAAGAGCCGATGATCCAGTCGGGCGCCGGCCCCGGCGCCAAAACGATGCTGGCGGCGATCTCGGAAGATCGCGCACTCGGTTCCGCGGTCCTATTCAACCACCGGCACGAGAACGAGTCGCCGGATTTCCACGTCACCATCTGCGACCTGTGGCGCTGCGGCGATGAATTCGTGATGATCGAAGTGTTCCGTGAGGGCGCGAAAACCACGCTGTCGGAGGAGTTCCTGCTGATGGAAGCCGCGTTCGGGAATTTTGCGTACGCGGTGGTGTTCGGCGAAACCTACGCGAAAGCCTGCCAGAAAATCGAGGCGATCTCGCACGAGGCGAAAACGAATATCAAGTTGCGCCAGATATTCGGCGAGCCGCTCGCGAAAAAGCCGATCGAAAATAAAATCTGGTTCCGCTCGGGCGCCCTGATCGAGGCGGCGGGCTGGGAGCAGGAGATCACCGGATTCAAACACCACGACCGCCGTCCCGATCGCGCCTACTTGGACGACGTGGAAAACCTGGAGCGCGTCCGCGACTCCTCCGCCGTTGATGCGACCATGCGAAAACTCTACCGCGAAGTGCTGCCGGCGCTGGACAAGGTGCGGCGCAAGGTGCGCGTCACGCAAACCCCGCGCGCGGCCGATTGCCTCGTCACGCGGCTGCGCTCCAACCCCGACTGGCTGTGCGCGTCCTTCCCGATCGCGAACGGCGACTTGGACAGCCCGTTGACCGTCTCGGCGTGGCCGTCGCGCTACCCGATCTCCTGGATACGCGCCGAGCGCGACCGCTTTACCCGCGCCGGCATGCTGCGCCAGTTCCAGCAGGAATACATGCTCTCGGTCGATGACGCGGCGAGCAAGCCCTTTGCCGACGACATGATCAAGGCGATCGACGTGGCCCCCGCCGCGTGGCTCCCGCGCGTGGCGATCTACGACCCGTCGCGCACCGCCAACCCCACCACCTCCGATCGCGTCGGAAAAGTGGTGGTCTCGCGCCTCGCGCACAAGTTCATCGTCCACGAGTCCGCCGGCCACTTCTGGAAGCCGGACGAAACCCGCAACGACATCTTCACCACCGCCGCGCGCCACCACTGCGCCGAAATCGGCATCGAAAAAAATTCGCTCGACGAATACCTGCTGCAGCCGCTGCGCCACGAGATGATCCGGCGCGATTTGCACCTGACGATCCGCGCATTGAACGCCCCGCAGGACCGCAGCAAGGACCAGTTCATCATGGGCCTGCAGCCCTTTTTTGCGGCCGGCGACATCCTGCTCGTGGGCGGCAAGGGCATGCACGGGCAACTGGTGGCCGAAATCCAGAATTTCCCCGCCGGCAAGCGTGACATCTTGAATGCGCTGGCCTATTCTCTGCGCATGTTCGCAGGCTCCCCCGTGTACGAGGATTTTGGCGAGGCCAACGTCGGGCCCGCCCCCGAGCCCGCCCGCGGCGAGACCATCTATCTCGCGTGGAATGCGTCGGCCAACGAAACCGTGTGCGCGGCCCTCATCAAGAACGCCCGCCACTGGTCGGTGTTCCGCGACCAGGTGAAGGTCGGCCCCACCGTCGATGCCGTCACCGCGATCTGCGCGGAACTCAGATCCGACTTCCCGCGTGCGATCTTTGAAGCCTATGTGCCGGCGGAACTGCACGATGCGTGGAGTCGCATCCCGCTCGTTGCCGCCTTGCGTAACCAGCGCCTCATGGCCTGGCGCGGCGAACACATCTCGGTCGCCCGCGGCGCACTCGCGGATCTCGTGCGAACCACCATCCGCGACCGGCGTCTCCTGACCGTATCGAAGGACGCGCCCACGGTATTAAACGCGCTCGCGATGGGCTACAAATACCCGGTATCGACCGGCGGAAAGCAGTCGCACGAGCCCGAGCCCGGCGTGCCGCGTCTCATGGCCGAAGCCCTCGAAACCACCATCGCAGCACTGTCCCGAACTCTTGACAGGGGGGAGGAAACGGCGAATTATGCGAACAACGCCACCGGCGCCCGCTACATGACCGCCCTGCCAAGGAGAAACTGATGGCTATCAGCAAAACCCATGCGAAAAAAAGCCCCAACCAGAACCCGGTGGACTTTTACAAATCCAAGCAGTTCGGCGGCGCGACCGGCGCATCCACGCAGAAAGTCGGCGACAAGCTGACCGGCGGCCCGATGCGCGAGCAGATCATGGGCCGTAAATCCCTGCGCTGAACGTGAAGAAAAAGAAAAAGGGCGATTTGAAAACCGTCGTGCCGAAAAACGGCGGCGGACTCTACGGCGTCACGCCGAAGAAGCCCGAAGTGGACAACAAAATCCGCGTGCTGCCCAAGGGCGGTGCGGCGAAGCGTCTGAAAGGCGTCCGCATCTAAGGGGAACACGATGGCGCGCAAAGATGAAAGCGCGCCGGCGTCCGAGGTCAATTCTCTGGCCGCGCCGGGCGCACTCGAATCCGGCGAGAAAACCGAAAATTTTGCCGGCGATAAAGAGTCCGAAGCCTACAAGACGGCGGAAAAACTCTACGATCGGCTGAAAAAGCAGTACGACAACCAGCAGGAACGCGCCGACGACATCGCGGAATTCTGGAATATCTACAACGCGATTCCCGATACCAACCAGCAGTATTCCGGCAACTCGCAGTGCTACGTGCCTGCCGTGCGCGATTGCGTCAACGCGCGGGCCAAGCGCACGCTGAAACAGTTATTCCCGTCCAAAACCCGCCACGTCGAAGCGGTCGGCGCCTCCGACGAGACGCCGTACGCGCAACTGGCACTCCTCGAACACGACATCCGGGCCACACGCCTGAAAGAAGTCGTGCGCTCGGATCTGGTGGCGGGGGATGTGACCGGGCAGTGGAACCTCTACATCGACTGGACGAAATCCTACCGGCGCATCACGGAATTGATCAAGCGCAACCCAGCGCTCGAAACCGCCGACGGCGAGGAGACCCCGCTCGTCGATCCGGGCGAAGAGGAGGACGCGACCGAGGAATCCGATGTCGTCGAAGAGGGGCCGGAAATCGTCGATTTCGCCGACGAGGATCTAGCCGTCATCCCGCCGACCTGCAACGACATCGAAAAATCCGAAGCCTCGTGCATACGGCTACGCATGTCGAAAGCGAAAGTCGAAATGCTGGTCGATGAGGGCGTGTTCGAACTCGAAGAGAACGAAACCGTCGAGGAGTTGTGGAAAACGCTTGAGGGCGCATCGAAGGACACTTCGATGTCGAAGCAGACGCCGCCCAAGAACCGCGCCAACGATGCGGGGGTCAAGACCGACGGCACGTTCAAGTACCTGCTGTGTTACGAGGCGCACACCGAACTCGAATTCGACGAGGACGAAGGCAAAGTCAAGCGCCTCGCCTACGTGTATTACGGCAGCGGCACGCGCATCCTCGGTATCGTGAAAGCGCCGCAGTGGGGCGGCAAGCGCCCGATCGTGTCAGCACCCGCCGACCGTATCACGGGATCGTTCAAGGGCCGCTCGAAAATCGAGCCGGTCAAATTCCTGCAGTGGAACCTGAACGACTACTGGAACATGGGGCAGGATTCCGCGATGTATTCGCTCTTGCCGATATGGGCGATCGACCCGCTCGCGAACCCGACGTGGAGTTCGATGGTGATGGGCTTGGCCGCGATCTGGCCGGTGGACCCCAACAAGGTGAAGCCCCTGACCTCCCCGCAACTCTACAAGGATTCGATCCAACTGTGCGAGGCGATCAAGCTGCAGATTCGCGAGTCGATGGATGTCAACGAGTTGATGCTGGGGCGCATGCCGCAGGGGCGCAAGAACAACCAGTTGATGCAGCAGATGCAGCAGGACCAGATGACGAACATCATGGACAACGCCGAGCGGTATGAGGAAGTCATATTGACCCCGATTGCCGAGCGGCTGTTCGAATACGAGCGGCAGTTCAGGACGACGGATCTGCTCGTCGTCACGCGCGGCGAGATCGGCGTCAAGGCGAAGATGACCGAAGTCAATCCGCAGCAGTTCGACGAACGCTTCCGCTTCCAGTGGTGCGGCACCGCGATCGTGCAGGGCCAGCAGATGATGCAGCAGCAGATCGCGTTCATGAACGTACTGCGCGGGGTGCCGCCGCAGCAGTTGAACGGCCGCAAGCTCGATGTCACCCCTATCCTCGAACTGCAGGTCGAGAAACTGTTCGGCCCCGAGTTGGCACCACGCATACTCATCGACGAGCGCAATCTCTACACGGTGGACCCCAACATCGAGAACGAGATGATGCACAACAACCTGCCCGTGCAGATCCACGAGGCGGACGACGATGCGCAGCATTTGCAGGTCCATATGTCGGGCGCGCGGTTGACCGGCGACACCCAGGGCAAGTATCGTGCGCACATTGCGGCGCACACGATGGCGATGCAGGCGAAAATGCAGAAACAGATGGGCCAGCAGCAGGGTCAGCCGGGTGCGCCAGGTGCAGGTCCGCCCGGAATGGCGGGAAGCCCGCGCGTGGGCGGACAACCGTCCGGTCCCAAGACCGTGCAGGGTCCGCCCGGATTGCCCGGCGCTGACCAGACCGGACCCCCGCGAGGATAAAGGAGAACACCATGTCTGATTTTCAATCCCCCTTCCGGCCCGCCGGCCCCGCGGTCGCCCTGCTCGCCTCCGACACCGCCCCGTCGGCGACCTTGATAAACCTGACCGGCGATTGGTCGGCTCTCGTCTACAACCGCTCGACGACGCAGGACGCCTATCTCGCGTACGGGCCGACTTCCGCGGTGGTCAACACCGCGATTATTCCGCTGGTCGGCTCGCCGCAGCCGCTAAGCCAGCGGCAGAACGTCGTGCCCATCCCGCACGGCGCGATCCAGACCTTCACCTTCAGCGGCCCGACCTACTTTGGCGGGCTTGCGACGGGCGGCAATACGGTCATCGACCTCTCGCCGGGCATCGGGTTCTGATGCCCGACCATGAACCCGACGCCACCGAATCAGACGACGAGGACGGATACCCGTGGGACTGCGACCGGGAAGTGCCTCGGCATCCCGGTTCGCTACGATCCTGAATCGAAATACCCGTGGGGAGACAGGAAGCCGATCGTCGATTCTCAGGGATTTTTGTGGCGCAAGAAAATCGTCGTGCGCCCGGATTTTTTCAAGTTCCCGGCGCGCGAGCAGCAGGCGTTCCTGCTCCACGAGGCGGCGCACTGCAAACTCTTCCACGCCGAAAAGCGCATCCTTCGATTGCTCGTGTGGCCGTTCGGGATTTTTGCATATTGCCGCGCGCAGGAATTTATCGCCGACCGCTTCGTGCTGGAAATGGGCTACGCCGCCGACCTTGCCCGCGCGTTTGCGCGTTTTGCCGACGGGAAAAGCCGCCTGCACCCGCCGACCGCCGAGCGCATCGCGCGCCTGATTGAAAACCACTCGTAATGGATATTTGACACGGCGAAGCCACAAGGTATAACGTCCGTCAAAATGGCCGCATGCTCATAAGGAGAAATCCATGCTGATCAAAATTATTCTGAACCTCCTCCTCGGATTTTTCCGCTTAGCCATCACTCCGATCAAGACCAACCCGAACCTGCTGCAGAACCTTGAGCAGGATGGCGCGATGACGCCGGGTTCGGCCTTGATCCCCTCGCTCGCCGCCCTGGCCGTCAACGGATCACCGGCGTTCGGCAACTGGAACCTGACCAAGACTTCCGCCGTCGCCGCCAACACGATTCAGGGCAACCAGATGGTCGGCGGCATTTATGCCCGCATCTCTCCCGGCGCCGCCTTCACCGATTCGACCGACACCGCGACCAACATCATCAATTCGATTCCCGGCGCGGTGGTCAACCAGACCTTCCCGCTGATTATCGCGAATCTCGGCTCCGGCCTGATGACGCTCGCGGCGGGCACCGGCGTCACATTGTCCGGCACCGCGGCGATCGGCTCGGCGACCGCGCGCCTCTTCCTCGGACAGGTCACCGGTTCGGCCGCGGTCACGCTGACCGGCTGCTTCGGCTGGAATCTCGGCACCGGCGGCACGCTGCCCACGGGACTCTGATACATGCCGAACACCGATCGCCACATCAAGATGGCGCTATGCATCCCTTCCGGCGGCGAGTGGAAAGCCGACTTCGGGTATTCGCTCATTCAGTTGTGCGTCTACGTGTCGTCGGCCCTTTTTGAGTCAGGCCAGTCGAGAGAACTCATCTTTATCGACAAGCGCACCTCCAACCTGCCGCGCTCGCGACAGGAGTGCCTGGAGGACGCGCAACTGCAGAACTGCACGCACGCGCTCTTTATCGACACCGACCAGACCTTCCCGATGGACGCCGCGCACCGCCTGCTGGCCGCGCGTAAGCCCATCGTCGGGGCGAACATTCCGCTCAAAACCATTCCGTCATTCCCAACGGCCCGTGCGCGCGGCGCTACGCCATTCGGCGTTCCGGTGTATTCGAACTCCTCGTCCAATCCGCTAGGCGTCGAAGAGGTGTGGCGCTTGGGGTTCGGACTCATCATGATCGACATGTCGATACTCAAAGACATCCCGAAGCCGTGGTTCGAGCTTCGCTGGTCGGACAAGAATCAGCAGTTCGTCGGCGAGGACTGGTATTTCATCGGCAAGGCGGCGGACGCGGGCCACAAGTGCTACATCGACCATGACCTGTCGCGCCACGTCCGGCACGTCGGCAATTTCCAGTACACGCACGCGCACATCCCGTGCATCGACGATGCGGAGGCCGCATGAAAATTTCCCTGTCCCTGATTCTTGCCTTCCTCTGCCCGTCGATCATCGCACCGATACCGGCCGGCCAGCAGAACGTCGATGCGACCGGCAACAATGGCGTCACCGGCCTGTGGTCGAACATCAACAATTACGCCGAATCGCTCTCATCGCTCGCGACCTCGGGCACCACCGCGACGCTGATCGCCTCGGGCCAGAACGCAATCCAGTCGCCGGCCCCGCCGAGCGGCAACATCCTCGCGGGATTCACGATGCTGAACGCCGGCTTCACCGGCACCGGCACCGTGACGCTGCCCTCGACCGCCGCCATCATCGCAGCCCTCGGCCCCTCGGTTCCGCTCGACGGCAGCTACAGCGAGCCCGTGCATATCATGAACAACACCGGGCAGACACTGTCGCTCGCCGCCGGTGACTCGAACACGCAGATCCTCGGCTCGACCTCGACCGTGACCGGCAACGTGCGAAAACTGCTGCTGCGGGTGCTCAATTCCGCGAACGTCACCTTCACCAACGTAGGCACATGGACATTCTGATGAACGCCGTGCTGAAATTCCTGCTGCTGTTTATCCGGCCCGCGATCGACGATCCGGCGGACGACCCTGACCTGCAACTGGACTTGGGCGGCACCGACGACCCGCCTCCGCAGGATGACCCGCCTGCCGACGATCCTCCGGCAGACGATCCGCCCGCTGATGATCCGCCCGCCCCGCCTGCCGCCGTTGACCGCGCCGCGATTGAACGCGAAGTCTCCGAACGCTACGAGCGCGAGATGGCGCAACTGCGGGCGAACCAGCGCCATGCCGAGCCTGTCGTCGATAAAGATGTCGCCGAGTGGAACCGCATCCTCGCCGACCCGAATGCCGACGCGCAGACCAAGTGGTACGCGCAGTCGAATCTCGAAATCCGCAAGACCACGACGTTTTCGCAGACCGCTCTCGCGCAGGCGCTCGACGTGTCCGACCGCACCGCGTTCTCGGCACTCGCCAACACCGAGCCGGGCCTCTACAAGCGATATGCGCCGATGGTCGAGGACGAGCTCGCCAAAATGCGCCAGCGCGGGGGAAACGCGCGGCGCGAAGAGATTTACACCTACCTCTTGGGCAAGGAGATGCGCGAGGGGAAGTTCACGAAGAAAAAGTCGGCGCCGAAGCCCGGCGCGTCCACGTCGCAGCCCGCCGTGGCGCGCGGACGATTGCCCGGCGCTCGCTCCGATGTGGGTGGAAAAGGCGCCATGACCGAACATGAAAAACGCACCAAGCGTCTCGAAGGCGTGTCGATTTAAGGAGAAGCACATGAACAAATTAAACATCACCCTTACCTTTGCACTGTCTCTCGGGTTGGGCCTGTTCCGGCCTGCCGTCACCAATGCCTCCACCGGCGGCGGGGGCGTCGGATTCCAGGCGGACGTCGAAGCCTACATTCAGGAAGAGGTCGAACCGCTCGCGCGCCGGCAACTCGTGGCCTACCAGTTCGGCAAGCCGCTGCGACTCGACATCAACCGCGGCACCACCTACACGGCCTCGCGATACGAGCGCCTGCCGCTGCCGTTCGCGCAACTGCAGGAAGGGGTGGCGCCGGCCGGTGAGGCGATGACGGTCAACCAGGTCACGGCGACCTGCCAGCAATGGGGCGACTTGGTTCGCGTGACCGACGTTGCGAACCTGACGATAAAGCACCCGCTATTCCAGCAGGCCATGCAACTCGTGTCCCTGCAGATGCCGGAGACCTTGGAGCGCAACACGCTCAATACACTCGTTGCCGGCAACCAGATAAATTTCGTGAACTCGCGCGCCGCGCGGGCGAACCTTGTCGCGACCGACGTACTGTCGCCCACCGAAGTCTACCGTGCCGTGGGCGCGATGGAGACCTACGGCGTCCCGCACTTCATGGGAGACGAGCGCGAGGACTTGATGATCGAGGCTGGCGCACGCAAGGACATGTCGAAGTCCCCGGCCGTGATGGCGCACTACGTCGCGCTGATCCACCCGCTGCCGACACAGGACATGCGCCAGAACGCGACCGTCGCGAATGCGTGGTCGCAATCGGACATCAACCGGCTCTACAACAACGACCTTGGCGAATGGGGCGGGGTGCGGTTCTGCAAAACGAACATGATGCCCTATTGGGTCGGTGTTGCCGATCCGGCGACCAATACGCCCTCCGGCGTGGGCGGCAATCTGGCCGCGGGCAACTTCTTTATCCAGATCACCGGCATGCCCGCGCAGACCAGCGTCGAGCAGCGCATCCATCAGGTCTCAGCGTCGATCGCGGTGCCGGGCACCACGCAAGGCTCGATCACCGTGGTCCTGCCGACACTCGCGAACTATGTGTTCAACGTCTATATCGGCACGACCTCATCGCCGACGAATCTCGGCCTGTCCGCATCCGGCCCGTCCGTAGGCCCGATGGCAGGTCAGGCGACCCAACTTGCGAGCGGTTCGACCGTCATCATCACCGGCATCGGCGCATCGCAGACGCCGCCCGCAGCGCCGGCCACCGGCGTTCAGGTGTTCCCGACCATCGTGATCGGAAACCACAGCTACGGTCAGGTGCTGCTCGAAAACCCCGAGTTCCACTACCTGTCGGGCGCTGACAAGTCGGACCCGCTGAACCAGACGCGCGTCGTGTCGTGGAAGGTGTTTTACGGCAGTATTATCCTTAATCAAGCTTTTTTCATGAGAATCGAGTCGTCGAGCGCGTTCTCGCCCGGCTACAACAGCGGCACCGTAACCACGTAAGGACTGGCGACCAATGGCCCAACAGCCTCAACTGACCAAAGACCAGGAAATCGAGGCGCTGAAAAAGCGCCTTGAGGACTTGACCGGAGAACTGGCGGAAGCGAACGCCGCCAGTGCGGCGGCGATGGGACGCGCCGCGTTCTTCGCCGACGCCAATACGGAGATCCCGACCGGCCGCAAGGTGTCGCTCGAATACTGCGAGAATCCGTGGGTCAAGGACGAGGCGAAGCAGGTCTGGAAAACGAAAGAGGTGGACACCTACCTCTTCAAGGTCGAGATGCCTCCGGTGGGCGGCGTGCAGATCGTGCTCGACGGCGAGCCGCTGCAGCACGGGCAGACCTACGAGGTTACGCTCGACCGGCTGCGCTACTTGAAAGAGATCGTGTTCCGCCTGCAGGCGCACGAGGCGTCGATTCACGGCAACGACGACGACGTGTGGCGTCCGCGCATCAGCAAGGAAATCAACCTGCGCTCCGGCACGATTCGGAACCTGCCGCCCAACTGGATGCCGGGCGCACGATGAGCCTGCTCGCGCGGTTGTTCAAGGGCAAGATGCCGGCGGAATCCATCGGCGGCTCGTCGGCCATCACCGGCACCATCAACATCAACGCCGCACTCGCCGGTTCGAGCGGACGCTCGATGGCGATTCAGGCGTATATCTACGACGGCGAGTCCAAGGAGTCGCTGGAACAGCGCATCGACATTTTTCAGGAAATCATCGAGCGCCAGCGGGTGAGGAGCGAAATCCCCGAACTGGAAGCCAAGCGCGACCAGATGATGAAGGGCATGGCGCAGGCCGCGGAAGTCATGCAGGAACTCTCGGACAAGCAGAAAAATGGGACGCAACTCTCGTCGCAGGAACGCCTGAATCTTCGCAACCTGGGCAGCAACATCCAGAAGATGAAGGAAGAGATCGACAAGGGTTCGAAAGAGATCGTCGAGGCGAAGAAAAAAGCGGGCGTTCGGTAAGGAGATGATTTGCCGTGATTACAGCGCAGCAAATTGTGGCCCGATCGTGCGCCATTGCGAAGTGTCCGGGGTTCATCGCCCAAGGCGGGCAATACCTTAATCTCGCGTTGAACGATCTGGTACTGCATCGCGATTTGAAGATGCTGCGCCAACTGGAAACGATCACCGTAACACCCGGCAGCAACGGCCCGTTCGCGCTGCCTGTCAATTACCTTCGCACCTACGACCTTTTTTACACGGTCAACAATTTCCCGTATTTCCTGTATCCGCTCTCGCAGGAGCAATACGACCAGCTATTCAAAGACCCGTCGATCGCGAACTATCCGTATGCGTATGCGACGGACCTGACCGCCCAGCAAACGCAGTCGGCGGGTTCGCTCTACATCTACCCGCAGTCCAATACCGCGCTGTCGCTGTCGCACCGCTACATGATCAACATGCCGGACATCGCCACACCGGAATCCTCATCGACCGTGCCGTGGTTCCCCGATCAGGATTACCTGATACACGCGACGGCGACGCGGCTCATGAAGGAAACCGACGACGCGCGCTATGACAAATACGTGGCCGACGGCGAGAACATGCTGCGCACGCACATCATCATGGACGGAGACGAGCAGCAGGTCGTGAAAGAGGTGCGTCTCGACCCGCAGCGGTTCCACATGAATAGAACGCTGCGTCCGACCAAGATCAGCCCGTATTGACATGCCGATCTCGCAGAAACAGTACCCGATGCGGTTCACGCCGAAAGGACTGGCGGATGCATTCGATTCGACCGACGTATTCCCCGGCGCGTGCGTGGAACTCTCGAACCTCGTGTTCAACCAGGGCAATCCCGAGATCGTGATTTCGCGTCCGGGTGTGGAGACAATGACGGCGTTCCCCGGCTTCCTCAACCCCGGATTCGTCTCGATTCACCAGACAATCGGCGACGTGGTTTACGGCATGCTGTCTACCACGCTCAACGCGGGCAAGGACGAGCCGTTCGCCTACGATCACAGCACCGACACGTTCATCCCGATAACCGGGGTGCTGAACGCCAATACGCCGACGTCGCCCGCATCCACGGGGGAATGGACGCCGCCGACGATGGCCGCGGTCGGCACGAAAATAATTTTCACGCACCCCGGATTTCCGGGCGGCGCGACCAAGTTCGGCGTGCTCGACATCTCGAATCCTGCCGCGCCCACCTGGTCGGCCGGCGACACGACGACCAACGGATTGACGGCAACGCCGATCGCGGTGGCGAATTTCAATAACCGCGCCTACTTCGCTGTCGAAAACCGGCTCGAATATACGGATGTTCTGAGCCTCGCGAGAACGAGCACGTCGCAGTCCGAGACGCTGGGCGATACCACGCACATTACCGCGCTCGCGGGTCTGCCGATCCAGACGACAAGCTCGGGCGTCATCGCGGCGCTGATCGCATTCAAGAGTTTCCAGACGTGGCAGATCACCGGCGATCCTGCGCTGACCCCCTCAACGCTCGCGCAGAATTACCTGTCGCTGACGGTGGGAACGCAGGCGCCGCGATCGGTGGCACAGTCCCCGCTCGGCCTTTATTTCGCGAGCAATTCCGGGCCCAAGGTCATCGACCAGTTTGCCATCGTGAAATCGCTGACGCACAGCCAGAACGAAACCGACCCCGACGTGCAGTTGCCGTGGCAGAACATGGTCGTGCCCTCGCGTGTCGCGGGCTCGTATTCGAACGACGTTTACCGGCTGTGCATGCAAACGATCCTGAGCAATACGGATACGACCAACGACTACTGGTTCGACGAGCATAAACGCCGCTGGAATGGTCCGCACACGTTTGAATATGACTGCGCGAGCCAGCACGACGATCATTTTATAATCTCGTCGGCGTCGAACCCCGGCATGCTGTTCCACAGCCGCGCATTCCCCGTCACCTCCACCGTCTACACCGATCTCGGAGTTTCGTTCGAGACCGCCATGCAGCCCTCGACATTTCCCAAGACGGGACACATGACGATGAAGCAGGTCGTCGAGTCCACGATCGAACTTGCGTCGAGCGGGGGTGCTGCGGCCTATAGCATCACGGCGATCGACGACCAGGGCAATACGCTCAACAACTGCAACGTGAACGTGCTGAGCGCGGGTTCCCTGTGGGGGTCTGGAACATGGGGCGGGTTCCCTTGGGCCGCGACCAACAACAAGCCGTCGGTCTATAACATCCCGTGGACCGCGCCGCTCGTGTTCAAGAAAATGGCGTTCCTGATTACGGCCACGGCAACTGCGGCGTTATCCTACGGGACATTCTTTGCGCGCTATCAGGACACGGGATATACGAATTCAAAATGAAAAATTTACTCAACCCCGCCGTCATCATCGGCGCTCTGCCCGCGCAACTTACGAACGGCACCACCGCCGACGCAACGCAGGTCATGGCGGATTTGAACTGGATCGTCAATCAGGTCAATGGCAATGCCGCGTCTCTCATCAACACCGCGCTGATCAACGCGAACAATAATTTTTCAGCGGTTCAGTCCGGCATTGCGGCGTCCGCTCCTGCGAACTTCCCGATCGCATCTCAGGTGCAAAATCAGGCGTTCAACACGCTAAGCTCGACGCTCGGGACCAATACCATCACGGCGCGGTGTGCCGCGCTCCCTCTCAATGCCTACGCCTCCGGCCAGGTGTTCACCTTTCTTCCGGCGCAAACGAATACCGGACCATCGAATTTAACGATTGACTCCGCGGGCTCGTCAATTATTTTTTCCAACGGCGCGACTCTGGTAGGGGGGGAACTCAAGGCCGGCAGGCCGACGGTTGTGGAATTCGATGGGTCTAAACTTAACATCCTGTCGAACGGGCAGCCCCGATCCAAGATCATCAATACCACCTTCGATATGTCCACGGCGACAGGAACGAGTCTCGTCATCACGGGCGTCGGATTCCGGCCAAGATCAGCGAGAATGATCCTTGGGTTTAGTGGAGGATCTGCGAGCGGTTGCGACTCTGTTGGATGGTCAGATGGAACTAACGAGTCGTGCGATACCAACTATTTGGGAACGGGGGCCGCCGGCCAACGCTCGGTTGATGGCGTATTGGGCAATGGCGTTCAGGGAGGATCCACCTTCCAGACTTTTTCGATTTCCGTCGGCGGATCGTTTACTAACGACGGCTGCATCGTAAAGAATGCGAAAACTGGCACACCCACTGGAATAGTGAACGTATCTTTTGAATTCGAGGGATGATGATGCGCGCGTGCATACAAATTTCCACCGGCCGTTTGATTCAGGCAATGTCGGGCAGCGAGTCACAGGATGAGACCTTGAGAAATTCCGCAATATCTCGCGGATATGACGCGGCCGATTTGTCGTTCTCAGAAAAAACGGACGACGAAGTGCGGGCTCTGGTAGGCGATTACAACAGCCAGTTCGCGCCCCCTTCCGCGCCCACGATTGCAGACATCATTGCGGTTCTGCCACAGGAAACGAAAGACGCTCTCGCAGCCAAGGGATTTCAGGTCGAGGCTATAGATAAATGACGAGCCGGCTTAGAACGAGGTCGAGGGGCGGCGGTGGGATCTTGGGTGATCCTAATATCATTCTCGATTTCAATTTCTCATCACAAATTTCATCCAGTCCCGGCAGGGTTCCTGCCGGACTATCGCTAATCCGGCTGGCAACCAATTCTCCGCGCTATGGATGGGGAACGGCGGCCAATCCCGGATTGCTATCCGGTGCTTTGGGTGCGAATGTGCCGTGCTGGGACTACGACTGGGGCACGATACATCTTGAGCCGGCGATGTCCAGCGTCCTGCTGCGCTCGACCGCTCTGGACAACGCCGGATCGTGGACAGTATTCAATGGAGGCGCACTGCTGACCGGGAAGGCTGACGCGCGCGGCGGCACCGCAGCGTTCGGCATGACGAGCGATGTGGCGAATGCGCAGACGTTGAACCAGTCGGTCGCTAATGCGGCGGCCAAGTTCCTGATGTGGGCGATCGTCAAGGACGACGCGGGGGTTGGCAGTTCGACCGTAAGCGGTATTCAGACGGGATTTTTGGGCGGCACGCAGAATAGTCTGCCCCGCTGCCAGTTGAATACGACCGTGCCTTATGTCCGCAGAAATCCCGCGAACTTCAGCCAAACTTTTGAGGGTCCGTTCTGCTATCGTAAGGGAACATCTGGTTTCGCGGTGATGGGTCAATTCGTCAATTCGGTATCTACCCTAGCTGCTTACCGCTTTGATGCGCGCATCGGGTCCGGCAAGACGATCATTGTGCAAGACCCCGGCATCTGCATCGTCACGGGCTCTGGAACCTATCTTCCGCCGAATCCAATCGACACGGCCGGTGCGAGTGCATCCAACAATGCTGACGCCTTGACTCTTACTGCGGCATCGCTTGCGGCCCTCGCCGCCCTGGGTGATACCTACACATGGATCATCGACTGGATGGGTCCAGACAACGCGCAATTATTGCAGACCGGCGGCGGTGATTATATGGTCGCTCCGACAACTGGCACCGCAACCCAACGCCCGCGCACCGGACCGCAACTGCGTCGCACGATCATGTCGTGCAAGCCGGGGACCATGAAAATTTATGACTCGATCGCGCCCGGAATGCCGACTACTGGCGTCCCTCCGACGCTTGGCGCAGATTTAAAAATTGGTCTTGATCGGCCGATTGATTTCAAGAGAATTAGACTATCGAGGATCGGTCTCGCATGAGTTATTCCAACGCCGATCTGATCTCGCTTGCCGCCGCCATTTCCCCTCCTCCCGGCCCCGGCCCGTCGAACGTATGGCGGCACTGCGCGCATAAAAACAAGTTGCCGGCGCTGTTGTCAGCGACTCCGCAAATAAAGATTTCGGTGCGCTGCCCGTTCACGATTGGCACGAGCCCAATTTCCGCCTTCAAGCCGTGGTGGTGCGCGTTCATCAACTCGCGTCAGACGGGGGCAGGAGAAGTTCTATTAGGCAACTCGTGGACGATTGAAAAAAGTGCGCTTGAATATAACGGGGCTTTTGCGTTTTCGACATACGGAGGAGGATCACGGAGTCTCGTGATGGCGAGTGGAGACTATCCAGTTAATAACGCTAATTGCCTTGGCGACGCGGTAACGATGTCGTCCGCCTTCGGAGTTTCGACTATTCCTGTTGGCGATACGGCGTGGTTCAGGTTCCGCGCGCGGGTGCCGATTGCAGGGAACAACATGCCGGTTGGGCGCTTGGTCGAGTCCGAGATCGCCGGAATGATCGCGTTCTGGCACACGGTTGACGGCGACGTATCCGAAATAGACGGCACCGGGATATTGGTCGGCAGCGGTGGCGCTGCTCAAGTCACCGCGCAGTGCTATCCCGCACCTATTGCATTGGGGCTCGTATGAGCGTCGAGAAAGAGTCGGTGGCCGGTCGCTACTCCGGCAAGGTGCCTGTCCTGTTTTGTTTAGCGTCCTCACGCGCTCAGCACCGAGTAGTAGAGGAACTGACAATCGCTAAGCTCCGCGGGTCTGCTTTCCCCGCCGCACCGACAAGGAAATCATAACATGAGCGTCGGATTCAGGCTCGCATCAATCGGAGCGTCTACGGGCGAGGACGTATGCGATGGAACTGTGCCTTCAGGTAGTGGCGCTGGCGGAAATTCCTACATCCAGCAGGCGATGTTCGATTCCAATGGGAACCCTTATGCGCTGCTTGAGCTTTGCGCCGCCGGCACCACCTCGCAGTCTTGGCTTTCTCCTGCTGCCACTCGTTATCAAGACCTATATCAGTATTTTGATGATGTCATTATCGAGTTGGGGAATAACGACAGCGTAAGCACCGATCAGGGCGCGGCGAATTACGCTGCGATCTTCGATTTCGTCGCATCTCAAGGTAAGCGCATCATCAAGCTCGCGCTGCAGCCGCGCGGCGGCACGGTTACAGAGACCGCCGGTTCATTCATTACCAGCCACCCTTATACGATATTAACGATAGGGACTACTGACTACACGCTGATCGGGGCTGCGAGCAATACGATCGGCCTTACGTTCGTGGCGACAGGGGCTGGCTCGGGGACGGGCACCGCGCGCCGGTCTCCGACATTGGATAATTATGTTGCGCCCTACGACCAGAACCCAACGTCCACTCCGAATTTCCAAATCAACAACGCCATACTTGATTGGAATGGAAACTGGCAGAACATCCAGTATTTTTGTCGTTTTGCCGCAGCGGGCGCACGCCAGTCCGCAGATGAGAACACGCAGGAATACATCGGATCTAGCGTAACAGGTCTGGCATTGCTCGATTGGACGGTTATCGGAGGTCATCCAACTGCCGATGGTCATGTCGCGTTCGCGGCATCTCTTAAAACAGAACTTCAAACTATTGCATTGGGATATTCATAAATGTCAGATGAAGATCAGCAGGTAGAAGTCACCACCCCAGCCGGATCGTTAAGGGTTCGCGGAACCGACCTGATGAGCCTGGTCACGATAATTTTTATCGTGGCGATGGCGGCATTCATCTACAGCCACGTCTCCGATGCGGAGTCTCGGGAAAAGCAGAGCAAGGCACAGAACCAGCAATTCATAACTGTTCTGCAGGATTTGTCGGCATCGCAAAAGGACGCATCGAAGCAGCAGCGGTTGTTGACCTGCATCGTGTCGCGCCCCGAGGTCGAGCGTAAGAGGGAATTCGAGGCGCCGAATTCGTTTTGTCAGCAGATGGCGAAGCCTTAACGTATCAGCGGCGTTCCATTCAACGACAGCAGGATATTGATGAGGAACACGAGGGCCACGAGACCGATGACTACGCGGGCCACTTTGTTGAACGGCTCGGGAAGTCCGACGTAACCGATGAACCACCACACGAGCCAGAAAATGAGTCCAGCGATGACGAGCGCGATAAGCAGCGAAACGAGTGTCGAGGATGCGATCATGGCGATGCCCTCCAAAATCGGCATCGTGGGCCGATTCCCGCGTCCGGTATGTGCGGAAGCCAACAAATGACGTGGACTTATGAACAGGCGACCGGACGCATGCTGCACGACGGCGAGCGTGTTGCGATCGGCTATTCCGGTGCCGGCGAGTGTAAAAATGACCCGTCGGCGCAGGACGTGCATAACGCGGGGCCGATTCCGCGAGGCGCTTACGACATCGGCGAGCCGGTCGATACGGTGACTCACGGGCCGTATGTGCTGCGCCTCACTCCTGATGCCGACAACGACATGTGCGGGCGCTCGGGATTCCTGATTCACGGCGACTCGGTGATTCATCCCGGAACGGCGTCGCAGGGCTGCATTATCATGCCCAGGATGGTGCGCGAGAAAATCTGGAATTCCGGCGACAGGGGCTTGAACGTCATATGATTTCGAAACTGGAAATGTATGGCATCGGCACGCTGGCAATGCTATTGGTGGCCGCCGCGTCGTGGTTCTATGCCAAGCACGAGGGGCGCGTCGAGGGGCGCGCAGAAGTTCAAAAGGACTTCGATGCGTTCAAGAGCGAGACGAACAAGGCGGCGCTGAAAGCCGAAGCCGAAAAACTGGCAAAGGAAAAGGAATATGACACGAACCTCCGCACTGCTCGCAGCGAGCGCGATGTTGCTATTGGCAAGCTGCAAGTCGCCGCAGCCCGTCCCCGTAGCGGTTTCGTGCCCGCTGCCACCGGCACCGCCCCCGGAGATAGTAAAATCTGTTACGAGCGCACAGCCCTTGACGGAGCGTTACGAAATCTTGATCAAGGCGTTTCGCGACTCCTTATCGAAGGCGACGGTCAAATAATCAACGCGATCACTTTGCTGAAAGGCTGGCCGAAATAATGTGGATTTTTACTTCGCTCGGTCGTCCCGAGTTGATCCGCCGCGTGGTGGATTCGTACGCATGGAGCGGGGAGAATGTCCTCCTCGCGCTCTATGACGCCGACCCCTGCCTGCACGACTACCTGAAACAGCAATGGCCGGACGGGTGGAAGGTCGAGGCGGTCAGCATGCTCGGCAACGGGCCGACCTACAACGAGATATTGCGCCGCTATCCAAACGAGTCGTTCTACGGGTTCCTCGCTGACGACGCGGTTCTCGCAACGCCTGGCATGCTGCGCGAACTGGAAAAAGAGGCGGGCTCGGAATTCGTCGCCTATGCGAACGACCAGCACCACGGCGAGGCGCTATGCACGATGCCCTGCATCGGCGGCGATCTGGTGCGCAAGATCGGCTACCTGTCGCCGCGCTGGTTCTCGCATTGGGGCATCGACCTTGTGTGGCACGAAATCGGCCGCGCGGCGGGGAAACTGCGCTACCGCGAGGACTTGAAATACGACCATCTGCACCCGCTATTCAACACGGGCAAGTGGGACAAGACCTATCGGGCCGCTCAGAAAGCGAGTATCTTTTATAATGAGCTTTTCCGCTCGTGGCAGGTAAACGAACTGCCGGAACTATTGAAGGCGTAATCATGCCAGCATACGGTGATCAATTTACACAGATGCTCAATGATTGGAACGCTCAATCGCTGGCCGACCGGCTGGCGTCGCGCGGCATTACCCAGCAGGACGGCCAATACTTCACCGGATCGGGCGAGGATCGCACCCAGCTTCGGTTCGATGGCTCGCAGACGGGATACCCGAATATCGACGCGGCCGGCGCGTTTGACCCCCGCTCGTTCGTCAACCAGTATCACGTCCTGCCGCTCGACAGCGCGCAGTTCAACGGCAACCTCGCTTACAACGATGCGTCGATTGCGCCGCAGCAAAGGGGCAATCTCGACCAGTGGCTAAACTCCGTGTCGGGCGGTCAGGGCGGTCAAATCATCAACGACCCGACACTCGGGCGCGTGTGGGTGCCGAACAACCCGAGCGCGTTCGACCCGTGGAGGGACACGTCACCGCAGCGCAGCGGCAGTTTTATCGACAACGCGGTGAATGGTTTTGCGGACAACGGCGGCGTCGTGGCGGCCCTGGGCGCGGGCGTCGGTGCCTTGGGTGCCGGCGCGGGGATGGCTGGCGGTGGTGCTGCGGGGCAGTCGGGCGGCATGTTCTCGAATTTGCCCTCGTGGGCGGGCGGCGCACCAGAAGGGCTGGGCGGCGGTGCGGCAGGTGCAGGGTTGGGCGGCGCATCGGCCCCGGCGATCGGCACAGCGGCGGGCGCAGGCGCGGACGCGGCAGGAGGCGGCATGTTTTCAGATCTTCCGGGTTGGGCGGGTGGCGCGGGCAGCACTGGCGCGGGCGGCGGAACCGACATCCTGCAGCAATTGCAGCAGTTGGGAGTATCGCCCCAGCAGGCTGCTCAAATCGTTCAGCAGATGGGCGGCGGCGGGGCGGGTACACAAACGGGTGGCGGCGGTCAGCAAAGCGGCCTGCAGTCGCTCCTGCCGTTCCTTGGCATCGGCTCGGGACTTAATACGCTGCTCGGAAACCGCAGCAACGCGGTCGATCCGAACATGGTCAACTCGCTCTGGCAGGCGGGTCAGAACACTTACAACACGTCGCTTGATCCGCAAAACGCACTGTACGCACAGACGGCGCAGCGCACACAGGACCAGGCGCGTGCGGCCGACTCGGCGCGCGGCATCGGCATGGGCGGCGTCAGCGCGGGAAACGAAAATGATGCGATGCGCAAATTCAACATAGACTGGCAGAATAACCAGTTGAACCGGCAGGCGCAGGGCGTTCAGTCGTTCGCTCAGGCGGGGAACGTCGGCGCGAATGCGGGAATCGCCAACAACGCGCAGGCGTTCATGCAAAACCAGACGGGTCTCAATAACCTGACCACGGGCCTGCAGGGACTGTTCGGCAGCGGACAGGGCGGGACTCAGGGTGCCGCGGGCGGTAACGCCATCGGTTCGTGGCTCAATGGCCTGTTCTCGGGTGGCGGACAATCCGGCGGTGGCGCGAGCTACCAGCCGTTCAACGGCGCGCAGAGCTACAATTCGCAGGGCACCTATCAGCCGTATTACACCGGCTACGACAGCGCGGGCGGGCCGGCCTATGGCTGATTACACGGGCGGCTATTCGGGCGCGGTCAACGACGCCTCCAATCGGGACAGTCAGGCCGCGTATCGTCAACTAGCGATGCAGCGCGCGGCGCAGGAACAGTTCATGATGATGCAGGCGCAGCAGCAGCAGCAGCGCCAAATGGCCGCTCGTGCGGGCGCTGGGCAGGCGCTGTATGGCATGATGGGACAGCAACCGCCGACCGGACTCCCGCCGCCGCCACCGGGCACGCCGCAGGGTGGCCCGATGCCGCCCGCACCCGGACAATCTTCACAGCCACCAGCGCCGGTTCAGGCCGCGCCCGTCCTCCCTCCGGGTGGCGCTGGTGGTGCTTCTATGCAGGCAGGCGGGGGCGGCGGTCAGGCCGCGCCGCAGATCCCGCCGTTCCGACCCATGCCGTCCGCCCCGCCGCAGCAGGGGCCGGCGCCCGGTGGTGGCGTGCCCCCTCCTCCCGCACCGGCTGCAGCAGCGCCCGCGGGGGGCGAGGTTCCGCAGCGCGCGTTCGACCTTAAATCCATGATTCAGGGCTTGAAGGCGTCCGGCGTTCCGCCCGATAAGGTCATGGACATGCTGGACGAGTTGACGCCCGTCATGAACGCGCAGAACAAGCAGGAACTCGACATGTTCCGCGCGCAGACGCAGGCCCAGGGGGCGGCGATTCGAGCCTACGAGGCGAGCATTCATGCCTATCGCGCCGAGCGTGATCTGGACATCAAGCGGGACGCCGAGACGCGGCGCGCGCAGGACAGCGAATCGCGCCGCACGCTCAACGCGCAAAAGGTCGAAACCCTGAAAGCCAAGCTGCACGGTGGGGTGGGCGGGGCAGCGAACCTAAAGACGACGGAACTCATCTACCCGAAGGGCGCGGACGGCCGGCCGGACGAGACGCAGGCACCGATCGGCGTGCGCGGTATCACGAAAACCGGCCGCATCGTCACGCTGGACGCCGACGGCAAGCCCGCGAAGGCGAGCGAGATTTCCGGCGGGACAGCGAAAGAGGCGAAGGACACGAAGGGCAGCGCAGCGCAGAACGTCCGCACCGGCATCGTCAAGGCGGGCGTCACCAATGCGCTGGCCCGGCTGGACGAGATCGAGAAGAAGCATCCGGGCGGCACCACCTCATCGTTCTTTGGCACGCATGCCGATAATCCCGTCACGCGCGCCGCCTATGGCGCGGGGCAGGCGATGCAAAGCTCGGCGCAGCAGGACATCGACGCGAAATGGGCATCGTTCATCGACGAGGCCATTCCGGTATTCACGGGCGGGCTGCGCGGATCCGACGCCTTCCGCCGGTTCCTGATCGAGCAGGCGCCGGGCCCGGGTGCGAAGCCCGAAACGATCAAAGAGAAAATGCGGCTCTTCCGGCAGAACATCGAGGGCACGAACAAGGCGTTTTTCAACAAGTTCGCGAGCGACCCCGCCATGCACGCGCCGGGCACCAAGCCGGAGGACATCGAGGCGGCGAAGGGTTCCACGGGAAACACTGGCGGCGGTCCCAAGGTCGGCGAGAAACGCACCATCAACGGCACGCCGGCACATTGGGATGGCAAGGGCTGGCTCCCCGATGGCTAATTATTTATCCACAGACCCGAACGCGGGCGCATCACCCAAATACCTCTCGACCGACCCGAACGCCGGACAGACCGGCCCCGCGCAGGCCGACCCCGATTTCATGTCCCAGCGTTCGAAGCAGATGAAGGGCGCGACGGGTGGCGACTCGACCGCTGGATTCGCCGGCGGGAACCTGAACCTCGGGATTGCCACTCTGGCGGGTTTCCCTGTTGACGTCGCGCGCAATGCAACGAACGTCGGCATCGCGGGCATCGGCTCGGCAATGGGTGCGATGGGCGGGAAGCCGCCGGATCTCATCCCGAACTCGTCTCCCGGCGGATCGGAGTGGTTCCAAGGCCTGATGCGCAAAGGCGGCATGGTTCCCCCGTCAGCAGAGCCGCAATCGCCGGGCGGGCGCTATGCCGCCGCAGCACTGCAGGCAGCACCCGCCGGCATGATCCCCGGCGCACAGGGTGCGAGCGCCGTTCGCTCGCTGCGCGGCATGATGCCGGCGGCGACTTCCGGCGTCACCGCCGAAGCCGCAAGCGACGTGCTCGGCCCCGAATATCGCGGGCCTGGCGCCATGCTGCCCGGCATCAAGGGCATCGCCAAGCCGCCGGGACCGTCCGAGCGGGCGACGGCGGAGCGGAAAAACGAGACCTTCCAGAAATCGAAGGAAATGGGGATTCCCGTGCCGCCGCGCGAGATGAAAGCCGACCCGCGCCAGCAGTCGATTCAGGACGTGGTGAACCGCGAACTCGGCCAGCCCGCGGGCGCTGAAATCACGCCGCAATCCCTGCAGGCATATCGCAACGCGCACGCCGCCGATTACGAGGCGGTCATCAAGGCGCCCGCCCTCGCCAAGGGCGTCGTGCCGAATCCTAAATTCCAGAAGGAAATTCAGGCGATCGGCGACGAAGTTGCTGCGCCGGGGAAAGCCCTGCCTGAGACGTTCAAGGGCATGAAGGGCGTCATCAGCTTGCTGAAGGAGTATGGATACGCGCAATCGAGCAAGCCGAAATCGTATGGGGGAATTCCCGTCGCGCCGGTCGAGGGTCTGCAGAAACAGGGCAAGCCCATACCGCCGGATGTAGCGATGCGCGCGATCAAGAAGCTACGCGCCGATGCGACAACGAATTTCAGTAGCGACAAGCCGGAGTCGGTCGAACTGGCTCGAGTACAGCGCAGGGTCGCCGGCTCGCTGGAAAACCTGATCGAGGACAATCTCGCCAAGCAGCCGGAACTCATGCAGAAATTCCGCGAGGCGCGAACCGCAATGGCGAAGTCCCACGACATCGAATCCTCCCTCGACCCGACGACGCGCGAAGTGTCCGCCCAGCGCCTCTCGCGGCTCTACACCGAGGGGCGTCCGATGACGGGGGAAATGGAATCCCTCGCCAAGGTCGGCGGCGAATTCCCCGGCGCGACGAAAACGCCGGAAGGGGGAAGTTTGTTCAGCAAGCGCATGAGCCCGTTCGGCATCACGCATCCCGGCGCAGTCGCGGCCCACGGCGCGACGCGCATGATGGACCCGATCACCATGTCGAAGCCTTACCAGGAGGCGTTCGTCAATCCGCAGAACAAGCTGACGCCCGAGCAGTTGCGCATGCTGCGGTATTTCCTCGGCGCGCAACAGGCGAACCAGATTCCGCAGCCGCCGCAGCAGTGAAAATCCTATGTATTGATACATGGTCGAACTGCCTCGACTTCGCCATGCGCTGCCAGCAGTGGGGGCACGAGGTCGTCTGGTTCGATGAAAAGCGCAAGGACGGCAGCGAGCGCCGCGCCGGTGAGGGCATCGTTCACAAGCTGCGCGACTTCGATCTGCTGCGTAAAAAATACATCGGCTGGGCGGACCTGATATTCGTGCCCGACAACACGAAATACCTCGACCTGCTCGAACCGTACCGTCAATTAGGCTACCCGATATTCGGTCCCTCGAAAGAGGCGGCGGAACTGGAACTCGACCGCTCGGCGGGACAGGCGGCGATGGAAGAGTGCGGGCTCAACACGATTCCCGGCATCGAGTTCAAGGACTTTGAGCGAGCGGCGAAGTTCGTCGAGGCGCACCAGACCTACACAGTTTGCAAGCCGTCGGGCGATGCGAACAAGGCGCTGTCCTATGTCGGCGCGGACGCTGCGAGCCTCATCTTCATGCTGACGCAACGCTGGCCGAACAACGAAAAATACGTGTCCGATGCGAAGTCGCAGGGCTTCATCCTGCAGGAAAAAAAGACCGGATGCGAAATGGCGGTCGGCGGCTGGTTCGGGCCGCACGGGTTCAACGACTGCTGGTGCGAGAATTGGGAATACAAAAAATTCATGGACGGCGATCTCGGACCCACGACCGGCGAGCAGGGAACGCTCGTGCGCTACGTGAAGAAATCGAAACTGGCCGACATCGCCTTGAAGCCGATCGCCAAGGTACTACACCGTCTGGACTATGTGGGCCACGTTGACGTGTCGGGCTGCATCGACGACAAGGGGGAATACTGGCCGTTCGAGTTCACGATGCGACCAGGCTGGCCGATATTCCACAATCAGATGTCGCTGCACGATGGCGATCCGGCGCAGTGGATGCTCGACTGCTGCATGGGGAAGGACACGCTCAAAGTGAAGTTCGATACCTGCAGCATCTCGGTCGTCGTGTCGATACCGGATTACCCGAACTCCAAATTCACGCGACGGGAGATCGACGGGATTCCGGTTTACAATTGCGGAGACCGCGAGCATATTCACTTGTCCGGCGTGCGGATAGACGATGTGCCGCGGCAGATGGGAGATAAGGTCGTCGTGTGCCCGACGTATGTCACGACCGACGATTACGTGTTTGTAGCGACGGGAACAGGGGAAACCATTACAGGAGCAAGACGGAGCGCCTATGCCGCGGTCAAAAAAGTCAAAATCGCAACCAACGACTGCCAGTACCGGCTCGACATCGGACGGGGCAGACTCATCGAGCAACTCGCCACCATCCAGCGGCTCGGGTTTGGCACGGGTCTATCCTACTAATTTCAACGAGGATACTGCCAAGCAGGCGCTGATCGAGGCGCGCGGCGACATTTTTATCGCGTCGCAGATTTTGAGCGTCACAGCACTTCGTCTGAACCGAGCAATCCAAGTTTCCGCAGTCTTGCAAGCCACGCTCGATGCCACTCGGGCGACGGGTAAAGGGGTTTCTGAGGAGTCGGTGCGAAAAGCAGTGGAGGAACGTATCTCAATTGGCCGAGTCGTGGGATTGGATAGTTTGATCGACCTTGCATCCATGCCAATTGATGCGAACTCGGCCCAGAACCAAGTAAAACTAGCCGCCGCCGCTCGACTCGCCGGCGATCACGAACACGGTTCAACTGGCGGCGAGTTGGCAGCGTCATTTAAGGAGCTTGCCGATCTGTACCAGCAGCACGCGCCTCGTGTGCGTTTAGTACGGGAGCGGCTCTCTGTGGAGGTCTCGGGACCAGCGGAGCGTGTCGTAAACGACGACACTCCTCGGGGGTAATCTCCGGCGACGCATCCAGGAGGTCGCGAATCCGCTGCAGGCGGTCGAACGCGGACTGCCGGAAGTGGTAGGGCCGGTCGTGCAGCCGCCAAGCAATCGCTTCCTCGTGCAATCGCCACGTCGGCGGATAGTAAATAACCGCGAAATTGCGCGTTCTCTGCGTGTATTTATCCAGCGTATCCACACTCCTCGGGCACTCGATGAAGAACGTCGCGTCCGAGTCGAAATCGGGGTAGTCAGACGCATGGCTAACGAATATGCCGCCCTTCTCAAGAAACACGGGTTTCCTCTTCCAGATATAGACCTTGTGGGGGGCAAGCAGATCGAGACGGATTCTGATGGGCGCCAGATTGTAGTGGCGCTGCATGACATAGACCGAGCGAAAATGATTGCCCATTTCGCTGATCGTATCCTCCATCTGGCCGAAGCACTTGTAAAGTGGCAGCATTGCGATTAGCATACCCCCTATGCAGCTTTCGCGCAATAAGTTCAAGGAGTGGGGGAGGCTAGGCGGAATAGCCAGAAAGAAGAGGCTATCCAAGAAGCGCCGCGTGCAAATCTCCCGCAACGCCGCACTTGCCATGCACAAAAAAAGGAAAAAATGAAAACCACGTTCCTGACGACACGAACGAATGAATGTGAAAAATATTGGGAGTCGATTCGCGCTCTCGGATGGGGCGAGGTCACGCGCATCATCTACGACCTTCCCGGCACGTCCGACGCCGTTCTCTACGCGCAGGTAAAGGACGACAAGCCAGATTTCGTCGTCTACATCGGCAGCCGCTGGGGCCAACAACCGTCGATCTCGATGCTCGCCAAGATCACCAATTCCGTCGCGCCGATGATCCATTTTTGCTCGGACGCTGCGGACGTGCCGTGGCACGATGTTCTGCGCCTGTATCACGACGCCGGTGCGTTCACCTGTCAGGTCGCCATCGACGGCAATCCGAACTGGCCGGCAGCGGCGGCGAATCTGACGCTGCTGACCCCCGTCGATCCGGTCTACTTCCCCGCTGAGATCGTGCCGCATTCTAAGCGGCCGACCGCGTGCGGCTGGGGCGGGAATGCGGGCGGGGAGAACAGCAATCGCTCAGCCATCCTCTCGGAACTGCTGCGCGACAAGCTGGTGGCGCTCAGAATCCGCTCGAACCTGCCCTACACTTACGAGGCGTTCTGCGACTACCTGACGACCTGCCGCATGGCGCTCAACATTGCCTATTCCGGCAGCGAACAGGTGATGCACGTCAAGGGTCGCGTGGTCGAGGCGGCACTCGCGGGCTGCTGCCTGCTGGAAAACGCGGGGTCTCCGGTATCGCGGTGGTTTCAGCCCAGCCTCGATTACATCGAATACAAGGACGCCGCAGATGCCGCGCGCATCATCAATTACATGTCGGAGCATCCGAACGTCACCGAGGCGATGGGTTCGTCATTGCGTAAAAAGGTGATGGCGAATCATTCTCCGCTCGTGTTCTGGACAACTATCCTCAACAAAATAGGGTTGCCGATACCGTCATGAATCTGAACTGGCCGCTGATGCGAAACAACATCTCGCCCGAAGATAGAAAGGCGGCGATGGGATTTATTGCGACGGGGAAATATCCGGCGCTCGGCGAGATTGGCGTGGAAGAGTGTCCGCGCCTGACCAATGGCGACCAGGTTCGCGAGTTCGAGCGCGAGTTCGCGCAGTGGCTCGGCTGCAAATACGCAGTCATGGTGAATAGCGGCGCGAGCGCCAATCTGATTACGATGATGGCGGTGGCGCAGTTGTATGGCAAAGGAAGGGTCGCCGTTCCGTGTATCACTTGGTCGTCGGACATCATGAGCATCATGCACGCCGGAATGACGCCCGTGTTCGTCGATATTTTGCCGACCACGCTGGGCCTTGATTGGGGCAGGATGCCGCGGGTCGATTCCGTATTCCTGACTCACTGCCTTGGGTTCGACTCGTTCGCGACGCGAATTCCATTTTATAAACTTGGGGATACATTTGTCGAACCTTGGATCATCGAGGACTGCTGCGAATCCATCGGCGCGACACGTTATCAGAGAAAGTTAGGAACAATTGGTATTGCGTCAAACTTCTCGTTCTACTACGCGCACCACATGAGCACCATCGAGGGCGGGATGATCTGCACCGACAACGAGCAGTTCTATCAACTGTGCCGCACGCTGCGCTCGCACGGGCTTCTGCGCGAGTCGGACAACGCGGAGTTCCGGCGGGACGTTGAGAGAAGCAATCCCGACCTGCATCCCGAGTTCATTTTCCTGTCGCCGTCGTTCAACATGCGCTCGACGGAGATAAACGCCGTCATCGGGCGCTCGCAATTGAAGCGGCTCGATGTGAGCGTCAAGCGCCGGACGGAGAACCTGCTGCTATTCCTGTCTCTGCTCGATGCCGACAAATACCGCACCAACTACGCAACCGAGGGGTCGAGCAACTACGCGCTGCCGCTGGTACTGCGGGAGAAAAATGACGCCCTTATGCAGCGCGTACTCAAGTGCCTGCGTGATCACGGCGTGGAATATCGTCGGGGCACCGCAGGCGGCGGCAATCAGGTTCGCCAGCCGTATCTGCGGCACCTGAATCTCAATCCGAGAGACTATCCCGAGGCAGAGCACGTTCATTTTTACGGATTATATGTTGGGAATATCCCGGATCTTGAGCCAGAAAAGGTAGATATTTTATGCGCCGCACTGAACAAACTTTAAAAGAATACATTGAGAACAGAGTAGTTCGAGTTCCCGAGTCAGGGTGCTGGATTTGGATGAACGCGACAAATGAACACGGTTATGGCGTATTCAGAATCATCGGGAAACAAAGGAATGTCAAGGCACACAGGGCCGCATATTCAGAATTTATTGCGCCCATCTCAGGATCGGAATGCGTTTTGCATAGATGCGATATACCCGCATGCTGCAACCCATTTCATCTATTTATAGGAACCAAGAAGGATAATGGATTCGATTGTGCGTCTAAAGGAAGAACAAGAAATCAGAAGAAAACCCATTGCGACAACGGCCACGAATTCAATTCTGAAAACACGTATTATTTTAAGGGCGGGAAGAACAGGAGATGCAGGGCGTGCAGAAAAAAATCCTCCGCTGAAAGATACCTGAGAAAGAAAAACAAATGACTCGTTGCTTAATCACCGGCGGCACCGGGTTCGTCGCCTCGCACCTTATCGACTACCTGCTCGCAGAAACGGATTGGGACATCTATGCGACGATTCGCCATCGCAGCCCTCTGGATAATATCGAGCATCTTGTTCCCCGTGCCAACAAGGGCGACCGACTCCACCTCCTCTATGCTGACCTGCGGGATGACGCGAGCCTACGAACCGCAGTCGCAGACGCCGCCCCCGACTACGTATTTCATCTCGCTGCACAAAGCTATCCGGTCGCAAGTTTTACCGCTCCATGCGATACCCTAGATACGAACGTGCAGGGAACCGTTCGCCTGTTGGAAGCGATCAGGTCATGTTCGCCTGGCGCATGGATTCACGTCTGCTCGTCGTCCGAGGTCTATGGCCGGGCGAAGTCTGTGCCGATCGACGAGAATGCGCCGTTTCATCCCGCCAGCCCCTACGCCATCAGCAAGGTCGGGACAGATCTCATCGGGAGGCACTACGCCGAAGCGTATGGTATGAATGTCATCGTTACGCGCATGTTCACGCACACCGGACCGCGCCGCGGCGATGTATTCATGGAGTCCACGTTCGCCAAGCAGATCGCGATGGTGGAAGCGGGCCAGATCAATCTCGTCAAGGTCGGAAACCTTAAATCCATGCGGACGGTCGCCGACGTGCGGGACGCGGTGCGCGCCTACCACTGGGCGCTCACCATCAATCCGCAGCGGGGCGAGGTCTACAACATCGGCGGCATGCACTCCTGCACTGTGCATGACATTTTGAATACCCTGATCCGGCTATCGGGCGCGCAGAATTTTTCGGTGATTCAGGACGCCGCCAGGATGCGCCCGATTGACGCCGACCTGCAGATACCGAACTGCCAGAAATTCAAGGAGCACACGGGATGGGCGCCGCACATTCACTTCGAGGACACGATGAAAGACTTGCTCAACTACTGGCGGGGGCGGGTGCTGAAACACGCCCACCTGACGAGATGATCTGCCTCGTCTCCGGCGGTTTCGATCCGCTGCACATCGGCCACCTTCGCATGATGCGGGAGGCGGCAAGCAAATACGGGCGGCTCGTGGTCGCGCTCAACTCGGACGCATGGCTCATGCGAAAGAAGGGCTACGTGTTCATGCCGTTCGACGAGAGAAAAGAAATCTTGGGCGCGATCACGTGGGTCAACATGGTGCTGGCGGTCAAGGACGACGACGGCACGATCTGCGACCTGCTCGACCGCTTCCGTCCGAACTTCTTTTGCAACGGTGGCGACCGCACGACCGCGAATCCGGCCGAGCACGAGGTCTGCGAAAAATACGGCATCAAGGAAGTGTTCGGTGTCGGCGGGGGGAAAATTCAGTCGTCGTCCGCTCTGGTTAAGGCTGCCATATGATCGTCACCCGAACCCCCTACCGCGTCAGCTTCTTCGGCGGCGGCACGGACTATAACCAGTGGTATCTCAAGCACGGCGGGCGCGTGCTGACCTCCACCATCGACAAATACTGCCACCTGAGCGCCCGCTGGCTGCCGCCGTTTTTTGAGCACCGGCACCGCATCGTATGGTCGAAAATCGAGACGCCGAGCGCTGTAGGGGACATCGAGCATCCGTCGGTCAGGGCGTGCCTGCAGCGGCTCAGGATCGAGCAGGGTGTGGAGATCCACCATTGGGGCGACCTTCCTGCCAAGTCGGGTCTCGGATCGTCGTCAGCGTTCACGGTGGGACTGCTGAACGCGCTGACGGGGCTTATCCGGTCGCCACTGAACAAAGACGCGCTCGCCTGCGCCGCCATCAACGTCGAGCAGGGAATTCTGAGAGAGGTCGTCGGAGTTCAGGATCAGATCGAGTGCGCGCACGGGGGACTCAACGAGATCATCCTGCGCCAGGACGACACGTTCGAGGTGGTTCCGGTCAACATCCAGGGCGACCGGATGCTGGAACTGCAGTCTCACCTGATGCTGTTCTTTACGGGGTTCCAGCGGTTCGCGCCTGAAGTCGCCAAGGATCAGATTGCGCGCATGGACGACAACGACGCGCAACTGCGCGCCATTGCCTCGATGGTGCCGCACGCGGTCGGAATCCTAAAAGGCACCGGACGCCTTGAGCCATTCGGCGAACTGCTGCACGACTCATGGCTGCTAAAGCGGGGGCTGTCGCCGGGCGTGTCCACCCATGCAATTGACCAGATTTATCAGGCTGCGGTCGAAGCCGGTGCGCTGGGCGGGAAACTGCTGGGTGCCGGCGGTGGCGGCTTCATGCTGCTATTCGCCAAGCCCGAGCATCAGGGCTACGTGCGCAGCGCCTTATGCAAGCTGGTCGAGATTCCGTTCCGGTTCGAGGTCATGGGCACGCATGTTATCCACGCCTCCGAGTAGCTTGCGCGGCAACGGTTGAGCGACCATCCGGTTGATATGTTCCACAGTTTCCACGCCAAACTTGCGCTTCACCATCCCGAGATACGACGGGTCGGTAAAGTATTTGTGAAACGCCGAGTCCCGAAACCGCAGGACTTCCGCAGCCGTCAGCGTCGCGGTCGGAAGTGGCGTGCAATCGAACGAGTGCTGGCTGTAGCCGCTCCATTCCGCAGGAAGTTTCAATCCATCTTTGATAGCCATGCCGTAGAGGGCGGAACCAGGATAAGCCATCGCCGAGTAGAAATTAGCGAATTCGCAGTTCGCTTCGAGCGCGAGCGCAAGCGTATCCTTCATCGTCTCATCGGTATCATCGGGCAGCCCGAATATGTAATTCCCGATGACATTTATTCCCGCCTGTTGGATCAGTTTTACGGTCTTTAGAATGTCGTCGTTCTTGAGCGCCTTCTGAGAGCCATCCCGGACGTGCTTGCTGCCAGATTCGATGCCGAGCGCCAGCCAGCGCACGCCGGCCGCACGCAGCTTGTCCAGTTGCTCGGGTGACTTCACCGTATCGACGCGGGCGTATGCCCAAATGTTAAGGTAGTCGCCGAGCTTGCAGTCTATGAGCCAGTCGCAGATCGCGTTGACATGCCGATCGTTCAGCACGAACATTTCGTCCACGATCTTGAACGTGTGAACGCCGTGGTAGAACATCAGGTTATTGATCTCGCGCACGACCGCAGCAGGATCTCGCATCCGGTATTTGTTGCTGTCGAACGGCGCGTTGATGCAGCAGAACGAGCACTTGTAGGGGCAGCCCAGCGACGTGTAGATCGACGCATACGGCCGGCGCTTGGACAGGTCGCCGAAGCATTGCCAGTTGTGAGCGCGATACTTGTCCATCGGCAGCAAGTCCCACGCATTGCCATGCAGATCGCCGCGGGGAATGTCGGCGAGTGGGGCGCCTGGATTGATGACAATGCCGGCAGGAGAAGTCCATACCAACCCCGGAACGTCCTTGTTGGGCAACCCGTCGAGCAGTCCGAGCAACGTAGCTACGCCCTCGCCCTTGGCCGCGTAGCATGCCTCCTCGATCACCGTGAGTTCAGGCAGCGCCGAGACGTGTCCGCCCAGCATGACGACGGGAATATCCGGGCAGATGTCGGCGAGTGCCTTGCGGGTAGCCGATGCGCCTACCATTTGCTGCGTCGATGCGCTGGGCTGATGACCAAAGCACACGATGCCGACCAGTTGCGGACGGTATTCCCTGACCTGAATCGCGACTCTTGATGGCGTAAGGGATAGCGCCTCGGCGTCGATGATAGCGACCGAATACTGCTTGTCACGCACGGCGCCGGCTAATAACCGGCACCACAGCGGCGGCTCGATCGCGGAAAAGTCCGACGCGAGCCCCTGATAAATTTGGGACGCAGCGCCTGGGTGAATCAGAACAAGGTCAACGTAACTCATATTTCAGCCATTCCTCGACGACGAGACGCCAGTAATTTAACAGCCAATCATCCTGCGGCGAAATAGTTTTCACATCATCCCCGCTCTTTGTCGATGGCGGCAGCTAACAATCTCGGAATGTCGGGATCAGCAAGCAGCGCATCTCGATACTCTTTCAAGTCAGCGGGATTTCTTGGTTTCCGCGTATGGTCGTCTGGAAACACCATTTTTCCCACGCGGCGAAGTTCCTTTTCTCCGCTTAGAACGATGGCCGGACAAAGGTTCGATGGACCCATGTCATCAATTTTCGCCCCACCGACAATCGCCGGTTGCAATTCGGAAATATGCGTAAGCCAGTTATTGATAACTTCGTCCACCGTTCTGCCAGTTACTTGGTGAAAAAGGTGCATGTCATACATTCCATGAATTGATACCCTCGTTGCCACCGGCCCGGCTTTTAACCGTTCCGCATCAGCCCGAAGCGCGTTATTCTGGCGTTCGAGGTCGCGGGCGAAGGTTCGCCATGCTCGGTAATCGTTACTGTCGATCCCAGCATCTACTTCATTGCACTTCGGCGTCTCACTATTCTCGCTCATCTGTCATCCTGTTTATTTGACCTGCGGGTGGGATAGGGCGGCGTCACGGTCAGTGAAATACGCTTTGGCCGCTTCCATGCCTGCCCACATGTCGAAAAAGTCGGAGTTGATCTTGTGAATTTCGCAAGTCGTTATGAATTCACGTAGCAACTTCTCCAGCACCTTCACCCGCGCCTCGGCTTGATTGGCCGCTACGGCGTTCCTCGTATTCATGCGCAACACTTCATTGATTCGGTCATGCTCCTCGCTCAGCCGACGAACTAAATAATCCTTCTCCCCCTTCACCGCCTCGAACGCGGCGCGCAGGGAGTCGTAGTCGTCCTTAGATACCCACTGGCCAAATTTGTTTGTCCACATCATTGCGTAAGCATTTACGCTGCCATTGTCTACAATATGCGGAGAGTAAAACTTCGGCTCCTGCACCCCCATGTCTTGCGCGGTGGTCATGACGCGCTCACATTGTGGAATAGTCGATTCGTTAGTTCCGCAGGTGCATTCCTGCCCATCAAAGACAGCGCAATCATGTGCGTGTTCGTCCCAAGGTTGGCTCACGGCTTCCCCCTGTTCAGTGCTTCGAGGAGGGCGGCGATAACATCCGTTGGCGTGGCGAGGCGGCATTTGTAGCGTGTGTCAACAATCGGCGTGTGCGCGTCTACAATCTCCCGTATCTCCTCCTCGCCAAGCGCAGGAGGATGGGCGTAGAGGGGCGTGACCTTCTTGGCATCGCGCACGACCGAATTGGCTGGCGCATGTCCAGTAAACTCGATCAACGGCAGCGTTACAGACGAACGAGATTGCCATTCGATCATCCACGCCACCGCCACGCCGCCCGCGTTGGCCTTGGACGCGGGAGCGGCGGCGAGCATGGCTCCGTGATAGTCAGCTATTGCGTCTAAGATGCCGCTCGGCACGTTGTCCTCGTCACTCTCTGGCCATACTCCTGCCAAAACAGCTACGCGCTTCAGCCACTCCTTGGTCGGCTCAACCGGCACAATCTTCTCGTCGCTAAGGCTCATGGCTGCACCTGTGCGGTTGGTGGGGCGGGGAGTTCGCGCCAGTGGGTGACAGACTCCAAAGCGTTTGCGCCCTCATCGTCATAGAGAACGTAAAATCCAGACTTGTCTCCGCAAAGATTGGAAGTGTCGCAATATGAAACCCCATGCTTATCGACCTTCCACACCAAATACATTTCATGGTCGTCCGGCAGTCTCTCCGTCACCGCTATCCAACCATCATTCGCGGGCGAAGAGGCGCGACGGTTCCATCTAGCAGTCGCCTTATCGCCAACGCCAGACACAACGGGATTAGCGGGGCATTTGTCATCCTCGCAGGCAATTGTAAACACGCCCAGAGATCCCGGCTCACGCTTAGCTTCGCCCCCGCAAAACGGGCACGGCAGTAATTCTCTCGTTTGCATACACCCGCTCACATTGTCGGTCATGACGCCGCCCTTTGAGCAAGCACAGCGTTCAAATATCCTGCGTGTTCTGCCGCATGGCATGAATGGCATATCCAAATAACATCCAGCGGGAAACCATACCCGCGATAATGATGTCCATGCAAAAGATGCTTCGGAGTTTTTGTTTTGCAATAAGCGCACACCTTAGGCTTCTTAATTTTTCCAGTATCTACAAGTTGTTCTATGCGATGTTGGGCATAATGTTTTCGCTTATCCCTAATTCTAGGTTGCGAGCGACGAATATATTTTTGCTTGCCCAATCTGCTTTTTCTAACACAAAGTCGGCAGGCCGACGCCCTTCCAGACGGGACATCATTACGTTTATGAAATTCCTTTGCAGGAAGATCAGACTCGCACCTTGAGCAGATCATACTGCCTCCTGCAATGCTTTGATGCGCGCGTTCACCTTTGCGAGTTTGGTTTCATTTTTAATGCCTCGCGCCAGATCAAAGGCGAGTTCAAATTTACCCTCATCGCATCGTCGCCCAACTTCCTTGAGCAATTCGGCTTCATCAGGATCTATAGCCGCAGCGGCCGAAGAAGTCTCCACGGGACTGGGAACCTTGCTAGCGGTCAAATCATCCACCGGCTCCTTCGGCGCTGCGGTTTTCGATGCGCCCGCCTCCAATGGGCGGACGGTATACGGTTTCTTGCTGGCGCGAGTCATCGTCAGCGCCATCGTGATCTTGCTGTCTATGTCGGACATATGCGATATGCGGATTCCGCCGACCTCCATGCCGCCCCATTTTACGGTCGGATCTCGATAGAGCGTCATCGACCGGCCGACGTATTTTTTCGAGTCCGCGCCCCAAGCCGTGACCATGACGCGGCACATGCTTTTGCATGCCTTGTATGGCTTGCCCTCGTCGCCCTCATAGTGAATCGAGATGGGCTGCTCGCCTCCCGCCTTGATGCTGACGCCGGTCACAGTGATCGTGCGTGGGCCGGCAATCAAGTCGTCGGCGTTCAACTGGTCTGACTTCGGGACTATCGTTTGAGCCATGTCGTTCATATCATTTCCAGTTCAATCTTGCGCTCGGTCGGAATCAGACGCGCTTTCGATGCAAGAACGGACAGGTATTTTTCGTGCTTTTCCTTCAGGCGTTTTTCGAATGCCGTCGCCGCCTCGACGATGCAATCCTGAATGTCCTGGTTCGGATATACGCGCACCGTCGCCATCGGCAACCCGCCGCAGTAGCTTATAAGGTCGATCCATTTGCGCTCGCTGACCATGAGCCCGGTCTGCACCTGAATCATGAAATCAGGATCAATCGTTTCGTCGGCCACATAGTCGATCAGCGTTCGCACCTGATATTTTTGATTTCTCGACTTGCATTCGAGCAGGCCATCGCCGGCAACCAGCGCATCCGGTGAATAGCCAATCGTAAAGCCCCATTTATCGTTGGTCACGAATCCGACGCGCTTGACCGGCGCATAGGTCTTGGCATAAATCTCGACCGCTTCGATCTCGTCTGACACTCCGCGCAGCATATCGTCCGAGATATAGCGCGGCTCGACGTATTTCGTAATGCGCTGCGCGAGCAGTTCGTAAAGATGCGAGCGTTCTTTGTCGTTCGACGCCGGCTTGAATGTCGGCGTGACAATCAGGTGCATTTCGCTGGCGGTCAGCAATCCGCAGCGTGCAGCGTGCCATTCTTCGCTGCCTTGATCCATTTCGCTGTGATAGGTGACGGTCATGCTTGCGCCTTCGGGAATCGTTTAACGCGACGCGACCAGCGAGCCTTGCAGCGCGGACATTCGTATGTGCGTTCCTGAGTAGGAATCTGCTCATATTTCCCATTGAGGACTGATACTACGTCTATCAGGCGACCGCGCAAATGCTCTCCAGACCACCAGCATCGCAATTTTCCCAGCAGCATCATTTCGCCTCCTTTTTCTTCTTCGGCAACACATTGACATTCGCGGGCAACTTGTTCGCTTCGGCTTGCGCTTTTCTGATCGCCGCAAATCGCTTGGCAAGGTAGCCCGGCTTGCGCGATTGCTCGGCGTTGTTGTAGCGATAATTCGGGTCTCGCCAATTCATGATCGCCTCGGATCATCGAGCCGCTGTTCTTCGGTCAGGTCGTGGTTCGTGAGCGGGCTGCGTTCCTCTGGCATCACGTCGGTATGGCAGATGCAGCGACGGTGGCCGCATATCTGGCACTCGGGCAGCAGCGGATTCACATAATCCGCGTTCGCTTTTTGAATCGCCTTTTCGATGTCGAATGTCATTGTGTGCCGCCTTTCGCGTAATCACGATCAGTCAGCCAGCGCAATGCTTCGTCGTTGTCGGCATAAAACATATTCGATGCGACTGGCGCGCACAGGACGCCAGCTACTTCGGCGGGCAGCTTTCGAATAAGCGGATCGGTCGAGCACACCTGCAGCCAGCCCGCTAGGCAATGAGTTGTGCCGCATACAGCCTCTTCTGCGCATGTGTGGTCAACCCATGTTTGGTTTTGATGCCAATGACCCATGTTCAACAGGGCTTGATTGTCCAAGATGATTTCTCGCACCTTGTCCAGATTGGCGATCGCTTGCTCGGGCGTTGCAACGGGCGCGTCAGTTTTCGCACCGCTCAGGTAGGCACCGCTCAGGTAGGCACCGCTCAGGTCGGCACCGCTCAGGTCGGCACCGCGCAGGTCGGCACCGCTCAGGTAGGCACCGCTCAGGTAGG